GAATCTCAGAAGAATTATTAGTAGAATTTAATTCAAAAACATCACCATAAATATTATCATGAAAACTTTCTACTGATTTCAAGGATATATTTTTGTTATTTATTTTTATTTTCTTCTTATTGTTTCTACTATCGCTGTTATTAATTTCATCATAAAAGGAATCATCTACTTTAAATAATATGTCTTTATTTCTATGGAAAAAATTAGAATCACATAAATAGTCAATATCATCATATATATTACATTGAAAATTATCTTGATTACCAATAAATGATCCATAATAATCATTTGCATTTACTACATTATGATTGTGTAATAGTTTGCTGGAAAGAAATGAAAAAAATCCATCTGTATATGCTGAATTATATGGGTTATTTTTCTTCTCACTTATTTTATCATCTTCATCAAATGAAAATGATGGTAAATTAAATAATTCATTATTTGATATGTCAAATTTACCAATCATAAATTTTGTTGGATCAATAATAGGAGAAAATTTAATAAACATTTCTTTATTAATAGTTTTAACGTCAGAATTACCATTTGAAGATTGTAAATCACAATTAAAAATATTGTGAGTTACTTTTTCTTTAATTTTTTGTAATTTAAATGTTTCATTTAACTGAATACTATTAAAATTATTTTCATTTAGTTTAAAAAATAATTTGTATAGTGGGTTATAATTTTGGATATTTGAAATATTTAAAAATTCCGATATTGATTCGGAAATATTATCCTTAATATAATTTAATTCAAACTCCATTGAATTCTTTTAACCTTAATAAATATAAATTCATATAAATTTTAACTTAATTTCGTTTTATATATTTAGATTTTTTGTTAAATATATAATAAATGAGTTCTTTGGAATTAAGAAAATTTGATATGAAATCAATTCAATTTAAATCAGATGACAAAAATGGTAGTACTGGTCCAGTAATTGTTTTGATTGGACGTCGTGATACTGGTAAATCATTTTTAGTAAGAGATTTATTATATTATCATCAAGATATTCCTATAGGAACTGTAATTTCAGGAACAGAAGCAGGAAATGGATTTTACAGCAAACATGTACCTAAATTATTTATACATGATGAATATAATACAGCTATAATAGAAAATATATTAAAAAGACAGAGAACTGTAATGAAACAAATGAAAAAAGAAGTAGATACTTATAAAAGAACAACTATTGATCCTCGAGCTTTTGTAATATTAGATGATTGTTTATTTGATGCTTCTTGGACAAAAGATAAGTTAATGAGAATGTTATTTATGAATGGTCGTCATTGGAAAATTATGCTTGTTATTACAATGCAATATCCATTAGGTATTCCGCCAAATTTAAGAACAAATATTGATTATGTTTTTATTCTTCGCGAACCATACATTACAAACAGAAGACGTATATGGGAGAATTATGCAGGTATGTTTCCAACATTTGAATCTTTTTGTCAAGTAATGGATCAATGTACTGAAAACTTTGAATGTTTAGTCATTAATAATAATGCAAAGACAAATAAATTAAATGATCAAATTTTTTGGTATAAAGCTCAAAGCCACAACGACTTCCGTTTGGGGTCAAAAGAATTTTGGGAATTGTCTAAAAATCTTAATTCAGATGACGAAGATGAAGCATATGATCCACAAAATTCAAGACGTAAAAGTTCTGGTCCAAAGATTAGTGTCAAAAAATCAAGATGGTAGTGTTTCTATTTCCTGTAATTCTACTGACATATTATCATGCGGAATTGTGTTATTACAACACTTTTTTTCACAAAATAAACAAAAACCAAAAATAGGACAACAGGTATATAAAAAACATGCTTCAAAAAAAGCATAACAAGAGTTATTTTCTTCAAAATTCATTAAATATTATTGTAATAAAATAATATTTAATATTTAATATTTAAATTTAAAATTATTTAAAATCAGGATTCCATTTTTTGTTACCATTACAAATTGATAGTATATTAATATTATCAATATATTTTGACTGTGTGATTAATGAATGTTCGAAATCAATAATCCAAATTTTACCGTCATTATCTTCTACAAAATTATATCCTGTTAAATCTGGATATTCAATATTATGTAATACAAGAGTTCTTACTATTTGAACAACTTGTTCAAATAATTCATCGGGAATATCTTTAGCATCTTCACCGTATTCGTCTGATAAATTATTATTATCTATTTTTTTCATAATCATAATTTTACTTATAGCATTATATTCAATAATTTCAGGAACATTTACAATACCTAATTGGTATACATATTGTTGCATAAAATATTCTTTATGTTCAACATTATGTTTTACATAGTAAGATTTGGATTTGGATTGATCCATTATACCTATGAGTATAATTTATTATAATGATTCAATTTATTTGTTAATATTTAATCAACTTCTTCGATTTTAGGTCCCCAGTTTTCATCAATTCCAGGATCTTCTGGTGCATCGTCGTCTGTGTGAATATTATTTGCTGCTGATAATTTCATCATAAAAGGTTGTAAAAATTGTTCTAATTCTGTCTTTTTTGTGTTATAAATATGTACTTCTTCATTCAAATTATTATCTAACCAATCCTGCTCTGTTTTTAATCTTTCTGTTACACTGTCTATATCACTTGGTTCTAACTTATTATTATTGTTTACATCATTTAGTGTAGATTTAGTAGTAAAAAGTAAATTTTCTAATGCTGATTTTGCATCAAACTGTTCTTTAAGTTTCATATCATCATCCTTAAATTTTTCTGCTTCATCAACCATTTTCTGAATTTCATCAGCACTTAAACGTCCTTTATCATTTTTCACCTCGATCTTTTCTTTTTTACCCGAAGACTTTTCTTCTGCACTTACATGTAAAATACCATTTGCATCAACATCATATGTAATCTCAATTTGTGGAATTCCTCTTGGCATTGGTGGAATACCTGTTAATTGAAATTCGCCTAACTTGTTATTATCTTTTGTAAACTGCCTTTCACCTTCAAATACTTGAACTGTACATCCGGGTTGATTATCTGCATATGTACTAAATACTTGCGATTTTTTAATTGGTATTGTACAATTTCGATTAATAACAGGTGTCATTACACCACCAGCTGTTTCAACACCAAGAGACAAAGGAATGACATCTAACAACAACAATTCATCTAATTTTGAATCAGTGTTACCAGATAAAATTGCTCCTTGTACTGCTGCACCATATGCAACAGCTTCGTCTGGATTAATACTTTTACATAATTCTTTTCCATTGAAAAAATTAGATAACTGCTCTTGAATTTTAGGAATACGAGTTGAACCACCTACCAATACAATTTCATCTACCATGTTCTTACTGATTTTACTATCAGCAATAACTTTTTGTACAGGTTCAAATGTTTGTCTAAAAAGATCTGAACACATGTCTTCAAATTTAGCACGACTAACAGTAGTGTTATAGTCAATACCATCAAATAGCGCATCAATTTCCATTGCTGCAACGGTTGAACTTGATAGTGTCTTTTTTGCAGTTTCACAAGCTGTTTGAAGTCTTCGTACAGCTCTTTTATTTTGTGACATATCTACTTTATGTTTACGTTTAAAATCATTCATACAATGTTCCATGAGACGTCTATCAAAATCCTCACCACCAAGATGAGTATCGCCTGCAGTTGCCTTTACTTCAAACACACCATCTTCAATAGTTAACAAAGATACATCAAATGTACCACCACCTAAATCGTAAATTAATATATTCTTTTCCTGTTTTGTTTTCTTATCTAATCCATAAGCAATGGCTGCTGCAGTAGGTTCGTTAATAATACGCAATACATTAAGACCAGCAATTGATCCTGCATCTTTTGTAGCTTGACGCTGTGCATCGTTAAAATATGCAGGCACTGTAACTACTGCATCTTTAATTGATTGACCAATAAAACTTTCGGCGATTTCTTTCATTTTAGAAAGAACCATTGATGAAATTTCCTCTGGTCGAAACTGTTTTAGTTCATTTTTATAAGTAACTTCAATGATTGGTTTATTATCGGATGTAGATGTTACTTTATAAGGAAATAATTCAATATCTTTTTGAACTGCAGGATCATTAAAACTGCGTCCAATTAAACGTTTTGCATCAAAAACCGTATTAGTTGGATTCATTGAACTATTACTTTTTGCAGCATTTCCAACAAGTCTTTCGTGTTCTGTAAATGAAACAAATGATGGAGTTGTTCTATTTCCTTGATCGTTAGCAATAACTTCAGCTTTATTGTTTTGCCATATACTTACACAACTATATGTTGTGCCTAAATCAATTCCTATACAAATATCGCTCATTATAGAGATTCTTATAACATTATCTTTAAATAATTTGATAAATTTATATAAAATTATTTAATTATTATTTTCATTTTCATCAATAGAATTTAATAGTTTATTATCATTTGATGTATTAGAATCTTTAGAGAGTTTAGAATCTTCAGACTTTTTTTCTGCTTCCAAAAGTTGTTCATATGTAA